CTGGTGCTTCTGCTACGAAGGTTCTTGAGGATGCAGCGGCCATTCGTTTAGATCCAAGACTGAGGGAGGCTATTTTAGGATTTGCATCACATTTTCCAAATTTCAGTCATTTCAAATATTTGGTTGAAATCCTGTTCGTTAACATCCAAGATTTAACGGATACAATTCATTCAAAATTATTTCACTTCACAGCCCCCGGCGGAAAAGCTCGAATAATTGCAAATGTCGATTGGGTATCGCAAACAGCACTTTCCGGATTTCATTTCTTTCTTTTCAGAGTCTTATCGAGCATAAAATCTGATTTCACATTCAGTCACAAATCAGGGCTTCCTTACTTGTGAACGACGGATAAAGAGCACAATTTCTACAGCATCGACCTAACGGCCGCTACTGATAGAATGCCAAGAATATTACAAGCACAATTTATTAAGAGTATTTCCAATAAATTGGGCCTAAATGGTGAAGAAATTGCAAATCACTGATTAAATATAATGGATCGCGAATTTAAAACTACAAGGAGCGGTCTAAATAACGAAAAACCATTACGTTATAGTGTAGGGCAAGGAATGGGAGTATTTACTTCCTGACCAATAATGTCAATAATGCACCATTATATAGTAAATTCGATCTGTAAAATACCAACAGAGAATTATGCTCTAGTGGGAGACGACTTGGTAATTAAGGGTACTAGCAAACAATACAATGATTATTGCAGAATTTTAGCAAAAATAGGAATGGAGGTTAATCAGAACAAAACCATTGTATCAGAGAAAAATAATAAGAGAGGATTTAATATAGAATTCGCTAGAAACTATATTATCAATAGTATTCCAATAAAGCCAATAGAGTATGGAATATTATATGCCTGAAATGATCAGAAAACTTCCTTTGAATCATTTTTCTATGCAATGAAAGATTCGATAAACTCAAATACCATCTTTCAAATAATAAAAGAATTTGGTATGCTGCTTAGCTTATCGTCACTCCTCTGTATAATCTATTTTTTATGAAAATACAAGATTGACAATATAAAAGAGGTTACGTCTAAATTGCTTTTGCAGGATGAGGTGAAGATACCAGATTGAGCAGTCGCGATAAATTGGAATAGGTTTCACTTAGCAGTGACTTCACAGCACAATGTCCCTACAAATCGACAGGGCATCAGCTTGATCGAACCGTCTGATTACGGTAATAAACCAACAGGATTTATGCATACGTTCAAGTCCGATTTAGTCGTACGTACACTCCTAGATGCCTCGCGAGCGAGAGACTTGTCGGAAAGGATCAGCTATTTACAATTTATAGACGATGAAATTGGAAATATGGCATTAACATTATCCGAAAGAATGTTTAATGTAAGCCTAATCCGCTATGACGTAGATGAATTCGGAAATCCTCTAGTCTCAAAAAGGTCGCGACGCCTAATTGAAGAAATGTGTGCTCTCGAAAAGAACGCGACATTCAATTCAATGATGAAAGCACAGAAGGATCATCTCAAAACGGAAAATATTCAAGAAGAAGTGGTTGGGAACAGATGAAATAATCTGAATTATGTAAATTAAATATCACAGCGCTTAATTTTTCAAATAGTACTAACATTTAGCTCGGACTACTAAATTAAGGGTACTGCCTTAAACTCGCGTATCAGTACAACCTATAAAGATAGTTGCAAAATACTACTACAGCGCTATAGTATAATAGCAACGGAAACATTCTTTATAGAGCTCAATGCGCCGTTCTAAATAGAACGCACGATTGCAAGTTCGTGATAAAAGTCAGAGCAAGCTCAAACTTTTAAGCTATCTAATTTATTTTTATAAATTAAGAAACGGCGAATAGATTAATTTCTATAAAGAAATTAAGGTACTGCTATTTTCTTGCGAAGCTTCCGCTATTACCGCAACTATCCTAATTTACAGTTCAAAAATACAATTAAATTGCTTTTCAACTACTCCTTCTCTGTTCTACATTTATTATCAGTGAAGATAATCTTATAAATTTCATTGGATATAAATTTATAAGTACTGACTTACAACAGTTTTGATTTTAT